AAGCCCCCTGATTTTTACTTTTTATTATTTACTTGATTAAGTAGAATATCTTTCATTTCATCTTCAGCCTCTTTTTTTGAATAATAAAAATATTCAAAACCCATAGGCCCTTGAAATGGAAAATATTGTTTTTTATCTTCACTCCAAATTCTCCATCTTGTAGACCCACCGTTTGTGGTAAAAGATCTGATAGATAATTCTTCGACTTTTATCATCTTTGTTTTTCCTTTCTATTTACTTTTTAAAAAGGGGGCCGAAGCCCCCTAATTTAATTAGTTATCTTTTCTACAATTGTCTTCATAAATGAAGTCATGTGTTGACATTTGATGAGTGGCTTTATATCCAGACTTATGAGGAACGTCGGGGTTGTCCCACCATTCCAAAATAGTCAGGGTGTATAAAAAACCACCTTCGCCGTCGTCACATTTTTGAACTTGAACCACTTGTTTTTTGTCAATGTTTTTGACCCAATTAGTCAAGTTCTCAGTTTCTTCAGTTAAAAAGTATCTTGCCATTTTTTGTTTTTCCTTTCTATTTACTTTTTAAAGAGCAAAATAAATCTTTTGATTTATTTAATATCTCATTATATCCTATTAAATCCCATAAGTCAATGGGACAAAGTGTCGCACTTAAATCATTAATTGACAATAATTCCTAAAAAGTTATATTTAAATAGGGCTAATGACGATTCCTCCTTTCTATAATACACGACCCCTTCTTCAAGGTCATTTTCATTGAGCATTAGCCCACAAAAATGATATAAAGTGTGTTATGAAAAAAAAGCCACAAAGCGAGAGTATCTACCCCATGGTCCTTGTTTCGTGGCACGACGCCAAAGACGGAGAGTCAGGTTGGCATGGTATAGACGACATTAAGAAAGAAAAGTTGGCGCTATGTCATTCAATGGGGTGGATGATATACAAGGACAAAGAAAAAACAATCATTATGGCAGATTACTCGGAGTTTGACGATCAAAAAGACGGCGGACGTCACATTATTATTCCGTCAGGCTGGGTGAAGTCCATAGCATTTTTAGACATACACAGAATGGAGAGAAACTAATGGATATGCAAAGACTATTAAAATCAGTACGTGACCATGAAGGTTACCGCAACAAAGTGTACCTCGACACATTGGGAAAGAGAACCGTGGGCGTCGGCCACCTCTGCGTCGAAGATTTTTGGGAAGACGATAAAGAATACGACGAACAATTTTTAATGGAAATATTAGAAAAAGATTTAGAGAACGCCATATCAGGAGCAGAAGAATTACTCGGTGAATACACGGTCCATGATCAGTGCAAAGAGATTATCGTCGAAATGGTATTTCAACTAGGAAAAACGGGCGTGAGTAAGTTCCGTAACATGTGGTCAGCGTTAAAAGAGAATACACCACCAGATTACAAAACCGCCGCGGCCGAAATGCTCGATTCGCGTTGGGCCAAACAGACCCCGAATCGCGCGAAGAAAATGTCAGAGCTTATGGCGAGCCTGGCATAATGGACGACGATTTACTTAAATGGGACGGCTTTGATGACGCTATCTTGGGCGTGGGGTCCCGTTGTGGCATGGACGACATACTAGTTTATAGTAAAAAGAAAATGACAGATATCTTGGTCAGTAGAGATGAGATGGATGTAGAAGAGGCGATAGAATACCTCGATTTTAACGTTTTAGGGGCCTACATAGGCAAAAGAACACCTATCGTAGTAGAAGACTTTATTTAATGGAAGAAGAAGTCATACCAGAAGTCTGCCCTGTTTGTGAGTTTGACTTGGAGGACTGCGATTGTTTCACATACTAATAATTATATTCTTACTACTTATCACGATTTTATTAGGTTTTTTATGTATTATGATCTATGCAATTGGCGATCAGTTGCACGAGAGCCGAGATCCCAATAATAAAAGAGATTGATTTTTAATCTTCGCTTAGTATAAAATAGGAAGTTTACACTATATACAAGGAGATTATTATGAACATTGATGAAATGAAGAGCGTTATTGTCTACTTAACAGACAAGGTAACGAAATTAGAACAAGAGAATATTGCATTATCAAATAAAAGAACATGTGAATGTGAAGAAGAAGAAGAGGCATCAGTGCCTGTAGGGAACAACATTATTAGGTTATTTCCTTACACGGAGGCGTAAGCGAATACGGCGACGATTGCGTCTCTTTTTGGACCCTATCTTACGTCGCCCCTTATGCTTTTTCTTTTTTAGAACGGAGCTCATCTTTATCCTGATCTGACTGTTGGATCCTTGCTCTCCAATAATCTCTTTCTTTCTCGCTTAAATCTTCCCAGCGTGAGTGTTTAAACCCTGTCTTATCAACTTTATATCTTAGGTTCTTTGCCCTTTTATCATACACAGTTGTTTCAGTCATGAAGTCCACTAATATTTTTTTCGTGTTTTTTCCATAAACGACGGCCCTCTTCTAAAGTTATTTCCCAATCAATGACATCAAACTCTTTTGTAGAACCGTCAGTATAATGAACTCGGACGCGATTAACCACGTCACCTGACTCTTGATTTTTTTCTTGAAATCTTACGACGCCACTAACTATTTTTTTTGTCATCCTTTACGTGCCCCTGAGGAGGCATATTTGTAAAGTAAATGGAACGCACATCTTTTATGGCGTGTTGTAGTTCGGCTTTCTCTCGTAATACTCTGTATAGTTCTTTGATATGTTCAGCGTGATCATGTTCTTTACTTGTGATGTACGCTGGTACACTTGTTAATAAAACTTCTTTAGCTTCTAACTCTGATAGATCTCCTATCATTTTATTTAAAACTGATATGTATAATGCTCTCTTTACGTTATCTTTATTCTGTTGTTCTTGCACTGTGGTCCTCTCCATTCTGTACGATTGGTTGATTACTTTCTTGTTCGTGTTCTTTGTCAATTAAATAATGTAAATAAGAACCCATAGACATATATTTCTTTTGTGCCATGGGCTTTGCCTTATTGTACACATCAATTTTTATAGCTACAGATTTATATTTAGTAACATCTGTCATTTCTTTCTCCTAAATATTATATCTTTTGTCATATAATAATAGGTATATATGGGAATTTATATGATAGTCAAGGATAATTTAAGCATCTTCTTTGTATAAAATATCCTCTAAACTAGCGGCTTGAACACAATTAAATGATAGGCTGACATATCCCTCTAAGTCCGTGAGGTCCTCTTGAACCCATTGATAATATTCATTACATTCTTCGTAGTCAGGGTGAGTAACCTCAGATGCTACTCTTAAACATTTTTGATCCATACCCGTGCCTACACACATCCAACCAATTAAAAAATATTTTAGCATTTACTCCTTTTCGATATACTCGAATTCTACTTTCAACCTTATCTGTTCCTTGGTCCGTTGTCTAACAATCTTTGAGCCTGGTCGCCAACTTTTTGTCCTGCGTGATGTTGTCTTAACATCTATCAATCTAACCTCACCAGTTTCGTGGTGAACTAATACCATATCAATGGGGCCCGAACTAGATACGTTTTTAAATACCTCATAGCCTTGATCTAAGAATTTAATTATGGCTTTGTACTCGCTGATATCACCAATTACCCTTTTTTCATTTCTCCCCATGATGATCCTATGTCCATGTCTACTTTTAAAGGCACCTTTAATTGCACTGTATTTTCCATGGCTTCTTTTATTTTTTGAGCTTGTTCTTCAGATTCAATAGAACAATTTAATTCATCGTGAACTTGTATATGAGATACAATACCTTGTTCATAAAGATCAACCATAGCTTTCTTAGTCATGTCTGCGCTTGATCCTTGTATTAATCTATTCAAAGCTTTGTAAGTCCATGCACGTTTCAAGTCACGTCCATATTCTTTCTCTGCCTGCCATAACGGCAATGGTTTATGTATACCAAACGCTTTTGGTTCCCATGTATCAAATCTACATTTACGACCTAATAATGTTCTAAGAAAGCCTACATTTTCTGCTTTACGAGTTGCCTGTTCCATTAATTGTT